CATTGATCCGCGACCAGACATGTCTCTATCAGAACCACCGGCAGACATGGCGTATCCGCCCATGGCTACTTGTTGTTCTTCGTTAATTTTATTATTTTGTCTATTTTTCATATGAAAGGAATCCTTGTAAATTATTTAGAAGTTTTTAAAATTATGGAATGTTATATCCTTGTGATCTTGCTTTAGCAATTCTTTGTGCTCGTTCTGCTGCTTTTAGTGCTTCATCTTGTTCAACATTAGGGTCGTATCCTTTTCTTTCGGCCTTTGTTTTACCAGGTATAGCAAAGGGTGTCCAAGGTGAACCTGCACCCTGTGCAGTGAGCTCCATTTCGCTAGGTCCAATTCTACCAACATTAGCATCAAACCAGGATGCTCCACTCAAAGTTTCAAATTGTCTTAAAATATCTGCACCCAGTCCTGGAATCGCTGATATTGCTTTAGATTGCAAAGCTTTTCCTAAAAATCCTACTGGAGTACTGCCTATACCTTTTTTTGTAAGCCATCCACCTAATTTTTGAGCACCAAAGGCATCTAAAATGTCTGCACCAAATCCTGCAGCCTTTCCTGCTCCATACAATCCAAGTGCGCTTGCTTCTGGAGAGGTACCCATCAATCCTTTAGATTTACTACCAAATAAAACATTTCTAAAAGATTTTGAAGTATCTGTTTCTTTTTCTCCGACTCCTGTACCAAAACCACCTCCAAATGATGTCGTAGGAGTTGGTCCGTTAGTATCTTTTTTAGCTTCAAATAAATTTTTACTTTTTCCTAATTCTTCAGATAATTCCAATGAAATATTTTTAGTAATTCTTTTACTTAATGATTCTATCAAATATTTATTGGCTTCTGAAGATAAAAATTTATTCATTTTAATTTTTTGAAGTAATCTTCAAATACCTTTACAATATTTTTATTTAAATCTCTCTTAGAAGATTCACGAATGATTTTTTTGGCTTCTGCGGCTTGACGCTCTTGCCAGATACCGTCAATAAACATCCATTCACGACCTTCCATAATACCGTTTACGAAAGCATTTGGAGCAGATGGATCTGCAACAATATCGATGGCAGCTAGCATAAAGTCTTCTTGGACTTCTTGATAACCGTTTTTGGCTTTTAGAGATCCCATACCACGGGTAGAAACACCGAGTTGGGCACCTTCTTCGATAAGATTTTTTACAATTTTGCCCATTGGGGTATCAAGAACTTTGGCTTTACCATAGATGTTATTACCATCTTCGTAAAGTTCTTTTACAATGTGGGATACTCTATCCAAGTTTACTGTTGGGCCAGTTGGGTGATTAAGTTCACCTAGAGCACGACCCTTATTAACGTATTCATTGATATATCTCTTGCATTCCTTTAAAAGAGTGCCTTGAGGATAGATTCTGCCATTGCGGTTTTTTACGCCAGACTGCATAAAAATACCTTCGATGAAATATGTCTTTTCACCGTTTCCAACATTTTCTTTAACGTATTTGATGTCTTCTGTTAGTTCGGTGATGAGTTTCATTCTTGTTCTTTCTTTCCTAGAATGGTTTTAGCTACAGTCTTATATTGTTCTTGTAAACGTTGTCCAACTTTAGTATATAAAACTTTGCCAGTTTGCTCTTTAAAAGAAACTGCGTTTTCTTCGACAACATTTTTGATCATTTGACGGATATTGTTTTTCATAATAGGTTTTTTACTTTCTGTGAAAAAATTACGTGTTGTTTGAATGCTGCTCCATCCATGAGTATTTCCGATACCATTTTTTGTCTGTTTTTTTGATTTAAAGATTCAAACAAACATTTTAAAGATTCCACATCAGATTCTGAAATATTTATACTTGAGCCGTTTTTAAATTTGTAAGTTTTGGGTTTAAAATTTTCAACAAATGATACGAACTCTTCTAAGTCTGTGGTTGTTTCTGCCGTACTTTCGGTTTTTAGCAAGTTACTACTTATTTCTTTTTTGATTTCTTCAAAACTTTCATGTAGCTTTAAAGACAGAGCCTGAGTAATATTTTGTTTAAAAAACTCTTGGTTTTCTAAAAATAAATTTTCTACTCCGTGTTTTAGTAAAAGATGTGTTGTTGAAATCATTTATCCCTGCTCCATTCCAGCCTGTGCAGCCTGCTGGGCTGCAACTGCTGCCTGTTCTTGTGCTATACGCTGACGGTCAGTTGCCATTTGTTTTTCCAATTCGACAAGTTCTTCTGGTAAATATTTAAGAATATTTTTCTTTACATATTCCGTAGAGAAATATTTACCGATATAGGGCTCAACGAATGACAGCATTTTAAGACGTTCTGCTAAAATTTCTGCTTCCTTTAGATCCCAGAAATAGTTATCGGTATTGAATACAAACTTAATATCAGTTTTTAGAGTTCTCCAATCTTCGTCAGTCATGACTCCTTTTAAGAGCAATTGGACTCTTAAAGTATCCATGAACAATTTGGAAAACTGGAAACGCAATCTATCGATGAACTTATAAAATTTAATTTCTTCGCGAGTAATTTCGGTAGATCTACCCATATTGAAACCAGTTGTTTCTGGAGTCAATCGGCTTAGAGGAACATTAAGTGCTCCATATAGTTTCTTTTTGAAATATTCCGCGTCCTCAATTTGTGATAAAGACTGAGCACCGGGTAGTGTGCTAATTTCTGTGCCTCTTGAACCTTCTCTACGTGGCAACCAATAGTCTTCAAGAACCGACATGAACTTTCTTTCATCACGAATTTCGCCTGTATCTTGATTATAGACAAGTCTTGTTCTAAATCTGCTCATCATGTCTCGCATGTATTGTTCAGCTTTTTGTTTTGGAAGCTGTCCAACGTCAACATAGAATACTCTTCTTTCTGGTGCTCTTGCAATTCTATAAACTAAAAGAGCATCTTCCATTTGACGTAACATGTTTAAAGGTCTAATTGCTTTGTGTAGATAACCAAGAACTCTTTTGCTATTCAAATCTACTAAACCAGAGGGAACATACACAATGCTATCCAAAGACAGGTGTAAACCCTGCGGACCAGTCATTATGTAAGATTCTTTATCTGTGTTTGTATAAACGTAAAATTCTTCAATATCTTTTACAAACTGTACTTGTGTTCCGTTGGCTCCCTTGTCAAATTCTTTTTTGAGCTTTCTTATCTTTTTAATTTTTAATGGATCGATAGGAATTATTTCTTGAATTCCTTCCATTGGAAGTTCTTTATCTATTACCAAATTATAATAAACTTTCGAATCAATATACCATCTTCTAAAAATTTCATATGCCCTGTGGTTAAAATCTAAAAGATGTAAAACTGTGTCAAATTCTTTGTATATTTTATTTTTTATGTTGTCTGAAACTGGGCAATTTGTTAAATCAATTTTTACTGGTTTATGATCTGTTCCAGGAACTATTGCTGCATTTACAATTTCATCAATGGCATTGTCTAACTCTGGATAAACAGACATGTTTCTGTATTGAATTACAGATTGCTGTTCATCTCGCATTGTGGTGGCATAATCAAGAACCGTACCAAAAAATCCACCGGCTTCAACTGTTACAGTTCCATCATATACTTCAGGGGCAGTAAATGCTTGAATTGATTGAGCTTGCTTTTCTACTTTAGTAGCGGGCTTTTTGCCAAATTGAAAACCAAAAATATCTATTTCCATATATTCACCTTCTTGTGACATCTAAAATTTCAATATAATCAAAAACAACAATGACGTTAAAACTATTTAACAAGTTTGGATTGCCCATATTTAAACTAATCGGTTGTATTGCTGCAGGCCAGCATCCATGTAAAACAAATCTTTTTAAAGGTGTAGAATTATCATTTAAATCTAAATGATCTATAAACCAATTATTTGCTTTATACCTTGATGGTGTGGTATTGCTTCGATTTGTGTCGTGGTTGTTTATTTCATCTTGCCATCTTTGTAATCTTCCCCAAAGATTATTTTGGCCAATATCATCCCAAGCCTGAAAAGACCAGGTTCCATATTCTTTTTCTCCGGGGTAATGATACTTTCTTCCAAAATAATCATAACTTAAAGTTTTTGTTGGAACACTGGGAATTGTTGTCGCCCTTACATGATAATCTGTAAATTCTCCACCAAATGGAAAAGTTCCAGTTATTCTAAAACGATTAGATCTGGTACCACCATTAAAATTATCTTTAAAATTAATGAGCATATTATTCCTTACTGGTTATAATTATCCTCAATTTTTAAATAATCAAAAGTGAGAGTTGCACTAAATCCAACAAATCCAACTTCTGCCATATTTAAATTAATTTCTCCGATTACTGATGGCCAGCATTTATACAAATAAATTGTTTTTATTGTTTCTCCATTCAATCCAAGCTGTTCTACGCGCCAAGTGGTTTGTAAAGTTCTATAACTAAAATCGTTATTTATTACTTCGTGCGTGTAATGGCCGTCCATATTTTCGGACCACCTATGAAGGGCTCTCCACAAATTTCTGGTATTGTTGTCATCATAAATGCCAACAGCCCATGTAGCATACATGCGGTCTCCTGCATAAGTAATCTGCCTACCCCTATAAGGAACAACGATTGTGTTTACTTGTG